TCTATCTGCCCGAGCATCCCGCCGAGGGCCTTCCCCGTCGCTGACGCCACCGGCTGCACATCGTGCAGCAGGTGACCGGCTAGCTGAATGCCCCGGTTGAACACGGTGAACACCGCGGGCTGCATCTGCTTCTGGAACGCGGCGAACTGGTCACCGAGCCCCAGTAGCCCCGCAGCGACCTGCCGCTGTTCGGGGTTCAGTTTGGACAGGTTCGCTGACAGGCCACCGGTGGCCTGCGCCGCAGTGGCGATCGGCTTGGCGACCCCGTACGCGGCGGCGCCGAACCCCAGCAGCCCGGTGCCCACCGTGGCGATCACCGGCGACAGGGCCACCCCCGCGGCGATCAGCGCACCCCACCCGGAGGTCGTCAGCCCGGCGGTGTTGCTGACCAGGTCCAGGCCGCCTGCGGCGTGCCCTGCCTTCTTCGCGACGTCGTCGAAGGCCCGGCCCTGGTCAGCCATCAGCTTCGTGGTCTTGGTGGCCCGGCCGCCCAGGACGTTCTCGGTGTCGGCGAGCAGCATCGCGGCCTTGGCGTGGGACCGCATCGCCGCCTCAGACGTCGCGGCGGCCTTCCCCTGCTTGGCGGTGGTGTCGTCCCACAGTTTCGCGCTGGCCGCGGCCAAGTCCATCTTGACCGACGCGTCCGCCGCCGCCCGGCCCACGCTGCGGAAACTGGACGACGCCCGGTCACTGGCGGTGATCTCGAACGACAAAGACTCACCGGGCACCGGGCACCCCCTTAACCGTTCCGGGTGGTTTCCTCGATGAACCCCACCAAGTGATCAAACTCGTCAACGCTCAGTCCGCGGACCTGCTCCGGCGTGTACCCGAACGTGGCGGCGAAGGCGGGGAACCATCGCCAGAAGTCGTCGGAGACCTGGGAGGGCCCGGCGGCTGCTCACCCTCCTCCTCGATGATCACCTCGTCCAGGGCCAGGTCGAACTTCCCGGACAGGATGTCCGCCAGGGGCACGTCGCGGCCGTTACGGTGCATCACCACCCACGCGAACGCCGCATACGCCCGCGCATACCCCGCCGACAGGTCGTCCTGGAACTTCCCGAACGACATCCCCAGCTGTTCCTCGATCTCAATCGCCTCAGCGAGGGGATACCGGCGGTCGAAGCTGAATACCTCGCCTTTGATGGTGACCTTTAGTGCCACGTCATGGCCTCCTCGTCGCCTCCTCGGCGACACGTCTCATCGCGGCGAGGATCTGCTCCCGCACTAGCGGCGCACCGCGTTCCAGTGGGTCATCGAAGAACCCCGGGTGCATGCCTTTGGACTGGTACACCCAGCCGGCCCACATCCGCGGGTTCAGCTTCATGCGCCTGCCGAACACCGGGTGGCCCAGGATGCCCTCGTTTCGCTGCCTGACACGCCGGCCACCACGGCCGCCCGTGGGGGCGCGGGCGACGATGAACACCCCCGGGTCGGTGCCGGTGCGCTTGGACGTGGTGACCTTCAGGCTGGCGGCCAGCACATCGGCGTACCGGTTCGGCATGTACTCCTGCAGGTGGGACGGGTCCTTGACCCGGTCAGCGAGCGGCCCGGCGGCGTCGCTGACCGCCTTGTACAGTTCACGGCGCAGCCCGTCGAGGCCGACCTGCTGCAGCACGATGGCCAGGTCGCGGAACTCCTGCGCGGCGCCGTCCAGGTCGGTCATAGGACGAATGTCCCTTCCCCGGCGGTATTCGCGCGGTTACGGTGAATACGAGGGGAAGAGGAAAGATGACCACCAGTGAACGCATTGAACAGTGGAAGGCCGCACGTCACCAGACCACCGATGACGTGATCGCCCGCACCGCCGCACGGCCGGCCCGGGGCCGCGTGCCGCTGACCACGAACCAGCACATCCTGCACCTGCTGCTCACCGTGCTCACCTGCGGCCTGTGGCTGCCCGTGTGGATCGTCCGCGCCAACCAGGGGAACAGGCGCCCGGCGCCCTAGCGGGGGTGTTCAGGTATTCAAACCCGCAGGGCCATACCTTTGTATTCTTGAGGCTGCGTTCCAGGAACTCTTGAAGTTCACCGCACCGCCGATCGCCCCATCCGCGGACATGTCCGGCAGCACGGTCCCGAACCAGTAGATCAGCGGCGAGTTGATGGCGTCGGGGTAGAGGTAGAAGTTCCTGGCCAGCCCGTCCGTCGCCGCGATGTACGTCTGGCTGGTGGCATCGTCGAGGTACCCGGAGAAGTCCCCGGACGCGTCAGGGAGCCCCGCCACGTACACGTGGTTGCCGTCGCCGAACGCCGTCACGTCCTGCTTGTCGGTGACCATGTTGATTGACCAGGACGCCTGGAACGGCATCGGCGTGGCCACTGCAGCTGAGGTGAGGCCCATGTAGATCTGGCCATTTCTTCCATGCCGACGTACCACGTGTGTCTCCTAGTGGTCGAGCATCGCCAGGAGCTTCCTGGCATGGTTCCCGAACGTGCGATCGGCGATCGCGGCCCTGGCTTTGATGGCCGCCTCAGCGGTGTCCTCGGGGTGGGCCAGCGCCCACCGCAGCAGGTCCCCCGCCTCCGCCGGTGAGGTGAACGACGGCAGCATGGGGAACAGCTCGTCGGACTCGCCGCGCGGGTCGCGCATGAACCACAGCCCGCACGCCGCCATCTCGATTTCGCGGGGACCGCAGGCCCAGCCCTGGCCTTCCTGCCCGTCCTCGGCCTCACGCCGGTAGAAGTTGATCCCGGCCCGGGCCCGGCGGTAGATCGCCGCGGTCTCCGCGTTGGTGACGCACCCGTCGGGTGACATCTCCCCGTAGTCCCGCAACGGCGAATCCGCGGGGATGCCGAACCACGGCCCGGCCAGTTTCACGTCCAGGCCAGCCAGGTCCATCGCCTCGAAGAACGCGATGCGGGACGGGAACCCGGACCCGACGAACGCCAGGTCGTAATGCCGGCCCCGCTGCCCGCCCGGGTAATGCACCTTCGGCTGGTAGGCGTGCGGCATGTACTCCGCCCGGCCCACCGCCCGGTACCGGTCAATGTCACACGGGTCGTTGACCAGGGACAGGTCCGCGAACTCGGCGATCTTCAGCTGCATCCCGGTCTGGTACGGCGTCTCGGTGAACAGCATGACGATCTTGTGGCCGCGTTCCCGCATCACCTGCAACGTCAAAGGCGGGATGAAGAACGCGCTGGTGCACAGGACCACGTCGGGCCACCACTGGTGGCACATGGAACCGATCGCCTCCGCGGCGAGCTCCAGGGCCTTGTCCCGGGGCAGCGCCTTGTGGATCGCCTGCCGCCCCTCCTCGTCGGTGAGGTCGTCGGCGAACAAGGCCTGGTCGAAGAAGGTGAGCCGCTTGTCGAGGCGGTATTCCATGACCTGCTCGCCGAGGCCGCGGAGCGCGGCCACCCACCCGTCGTAAACGTCGGCGACGCTGAAGCTCGGGCCCGGGTGGATGACAAGCCAGCGCATTACACTCCCGGGTATGACGGCAAACGATGAGCGGATCCGGAACTACGTGGCCGGGCTGCCCGATGCCAGCGGCACGTTCACCGGCACCTTCGACCCGGATGCCGCCGCTGAGCTACTCGGCCCGGTCCCCGACCTGCTGCCGATCGAGATCGACACCGGCGGCCAGCCGAACCCAGCGGCAGGTTTCGCCAGCACGCTCACGATCCGCAGCGGCGGCGATGAATGGAACCTGCCGGTTGACCACGTTGAGCAGATCAGCGGCAACCAGGTCCGGGTGTGGGTGCGCCGCCCCGCCTAAGTGCCGATGTTCAGCACGAGACTGGCGGCCAGGTAGTCCACGCCGTTCCAGTTGGTGAGGCCGTAGCCGGTGGCTTCGATGACCGCGCAGTACGACACCTGCCCGCCCAACGTGGGGTCTTTCTGCACCGCCGCGTGCACCGACAGGGCCCCCACCGGGGACAGGTACGCGTCGAGGGCATCCTGCCCACTCGTCGAGTCACCCTCAGACACCAGGACGATCGCGCGCAGCGAGTAGTCGGTTTCCCCGTCGGTGCTGACCTGGTACCGGATCAGGCTGCCGGTCTGCGGGGCGACGACGGCCATCGGCGGGTTCACCGCACCGAACCGG